AGCAGTGGTATCAACGCAGAGTACTCCCGCTTGGCTATATATATGGAATTCCATAGCACCGCTTGGCATTCCCTTGGCATTCGCATTGCTAACTCCTTTGTAATCACAGCATACGCATCGCAACTCTATGACAATGCAAAGCATACGCTTGGCAGGCCCCGGTCTCTCTCCTCTGCCCTGTCTCTAGCGCCTTCGGCGCGTCTGGGCTCCTGGGGCTCTGGCGGAATGCATGGCGTACGCTTGGCGGATCGCTTGGCTTTAGCACACTTCCTTAGTACAGTGTGGCATAAGCCTAGTGTTTGCAATGCACCTCAGGTATGCAACGTACCTGAGCACATAGACAGTCCATCGCCGCTGCTAGGTTAGGGCGAAGCGAATCCCAAGCGGGTGCCAGGCAAGGTGTTCTATCTGGCTGATTTATATGGGGGTTATAGCCCTTGAAGACCATACCACCCTTTGCGGCGGGGTAAGTCGTTGAGAAATTTGCCCCTATGCGCTTGGCATTCCCTTGGCATACGCAAGGCAAATCCTAGTCAAGTTTTATTGCTAAATAACTTGACAAACGCTCGGGCCTGCCCAGCCGTCACTTGGCAAAATGCTTGGTATATTTTTTTTATAACGATGCGCACGGCATTCCCTTTAGAAATAGTAGGATAGATTTTCTTAATGCTCGGGCCAGCATGCGCACGGCATTCCCTTGGCATACGCTTAGGCCGAAGGCCAGTGGCAACCGCCCAGGGAATGCCTCGCCGTGAGCACAGGAGCCCCGCAGAGCGATAGCAACGCATTCTCCCTAGGGTTCCTGCCTTCCTGTAGGATCGAGGCTCCTGAGCGATTGCTGGGCGTACGCTTGGCCGTTGCAAAGGGAACCTGCTCGTGATATACTTGTTGATGAGTCAAAGGAGATGCTATGAAAACGCTTAGAAAGCCTTGGTATTGCTACTTGGGCCTACACGGCCATTGGATCGGCATCGGAAAGAAGAATGTGGTGCGGCCATTGAAGGGACCATTCGATCCTCGTAATGACGCAGAACGCACCTTCGCAGTAGATTTCAAAGTCTGTGCCGCTTGCGGACGTGAGCGTGAATACGAATGGGAAATGGGGTACTAAAAGGAGATGTCCGCTTGGATGTCCGCATAGTATATTAGGCAAAGACCGTAGAACCATAGCGATAGCCCAGTAAACTAGGCACTGTTTGCCGCTCATATGTCCTAGCCTATATATGGCTCAACATTTGATATACCAAAGGCTATGGCGCAACGGGGGGTAAGGTGTGCTTATAATGTTGTGCAGGGGACTGTGCTCATAATAGTGCCATTGTGTACCAAAGGAGCACATAACTGACAATGTCAAGACGATACCAACCCACAGATACACCAAGGGAACTCATAGAGTTCTATGATGGGGCACCCGATCAGACACTCATCCCCACAGGGAACGCCAAGGATCGCCGCGCAAATGCCAAGGATCGCAGGGTAAAACAGGTACCAACCATAGGACTGCTACGCCGCATTGGCGAGATGGATCGCAGAGCACACTCCACGCAGCCCGAGCCGACGAGCCCAGCGGACACCACGGAACTGCTCAGCAAATACCGTGCCGCGCTTATCCATGCCTACGAGTTGGGCAAGGAAGTAAAGATAGATGTATGGCATCGTTCCTCCCAAGGTTCTGCACACTGGGGTAGGCAACGAACTTATCACGTTATCTCTGGGGGTGAACTGATGACTACGCATCTCGCACTAGCAGTATTGTTTTTTATATTTGCTTGCTTAGTGGTAGTGGTGAGCCTGCTGGGGAGGCTGCGGTAGCGGCGTAACCCCAAAGAGCGTAAACAAAAAAATTGCCCTGCAACCTCATTTGAGGCGGCAGGGCTTTTGTTGTTTCTAGTGGTTCGCGAGTCTTTAGGTAGGCTTCGTATGCTGCAAGGATAGATGGCAGGGTTGTCCAATCTACCTCATAGGGCATGATGCCTAGATGGCGGTTGTCATCAACCCATCGCTCGGCACGTTGCAATGCGAGTTCCTGGAATGTCTTTGTCATAGTTCCAACTTTCCGTATGGCTTCTGTTTAAGCAACCACTGCTCAAACGCCTTGTTGCACAGCACGACAGGACAACGCCGCTCCCGCAACAGTCTTATAGCCTCTGCTGGTTCCATCCCATCGAGCACCAGTGCTAGTCCTGTGACCAGACCTGAGCGATTGAGCCCAGCTTGGCAGTGCACCAGCACGGGACCAGTCTTGCGGCACTTGTTGATCCACTCCGCAACAAAGTATAACTGCTCGTTATCTGGGACATCCCCAGCGTCGTACAACCTCACTTCTAGGAAGCTGTCAAGTTCCTTCCCAGGATTATAGCGTTCCCATGGGTACAAACTAACCACATGCTGAAATTTGCCAAGCAAATCCACTCCGTTTATGCATCCGCCCTGCCACAGCGTTTCATCGAACTCGGTAATGAGAGGCACTGAGATACGGGCGTTGCCTTCACGGGCAAAACCTTCAATACGATGCGTAGTAAAATCGGTGTTCATAGTTTCACCTCAATACTTTCTTTAACTGGCGGGTGCGCAGCGTTATGCCGTGCTTCTGCCTCGGCTGCATGGTCAGCAACATCAGGAGCGGGAGCCGTGGCCATGACACCGATATCGCCCTGCATCTTAGATTTCACTGGGCACTTGGAGTTCATTTCCCTTAGCACCGCATCGGGTACCAAGTTTAGGTACTTAGCAATGTCAATCTCTTGAGTGAGCAGAACCGTAGGTAATGTTCCGTCCAGCGCTGGAGTGTCCAAGGGAACCTTTACCTCAAGCACAGGCAGCTTGGTGATGCCTAGATCGGCAAGGATTTGCTCCTCGGCGGTCAACTGGTGAGTTTCCTTGCGCCATGCTGGCTCTGTAAGCGGAGTGAAGTCCGTGAGCCCTGAGACACGTGCCAAATATTGGTTATAAGTTTCTACGGGAGCAGGTGGAAAGTAGCGCATATTGCGTGGCGTTCCCTGTGCATCTCGTACCGTGCCAGATTCCAAGCCTTTTTCTTTCTCAGCAGCATCTAGTATTTCTTTGTCACTTCTAGGATCACTTGTCGCTGGGATATTCATCGTTTACCTTCCTTTTCATGGAACATGTGGTATAGCGTGGCGTGCGCATGGTATCCCGCAGCGACTCCGCTCAGTATCTTCCTGAATTTATCTTGGGCAGTGTACATCTCTATGAGTGCACCAACGGTGAGTCCAAGGTGCACTAAAGCCTTAACCATTGGTGATGGTCTCATTGCTCCTCCTCGTAGTTTTGATATACAGGTTTCTGCATGCTTTGGTAGCGCAAGAGTTGCATAAACGTTTCGGAAATACTATGGAGCAAGTTGACGCACCACGTTTGCCGCAGTAGAAGCAGACGCTCCACATGTCATGCCAATCGCGTTGCAGGGCTAAGAAAAAAATACGTATTCTATTTCGCATCGGTCTCCTGTGCATCCAATACAGAATTACACAACCTGTCGGCTTCTTCGTTGCCTTCCACGCCTGCGTGACCTTTGACTTGCTTTAGAACGTGGCAGCCCTGCGTCAGCAATCCATACGCTTTGGTCATCAGCGGTTTCAGTTTTTCGTACGTTGCACACGCTTGGTTCACCTGGGCCACTACTATCCATGAGTCGCTGTAGATCATTACGTTTCTTATATTGGAAGTGTGCAGGTATTCCAAAAAAACCCAAGCACAACTACAGAGTCCTGGGTTGCTTACTCGGCAAGCCCCATCGGTGTAGGCTTCAATCATTTACTCTCCTCAGTTGTAATTCTTTGGTTGTCGCCATATACATCTTTCTCCTTTACATAAAATGTGTGATGTGAATTGCAAACAAATTCCATAACATACAAATCGAGAATGATACCACCTCGTTGAGCAGGTACCGCTTGGGCAGGGCAAAACGGACACGTTAGGTATGCCATACTATTTGCTCCATTTCTCTGCTATGGTATACGAACTTTTCATTTCCACACTCTTCATAACTTCTGATGCCGCTCTTTTGAAGGCATCTGCTGCGAATTCTGCCACCATCTTAGAGTGCTCCTTAGGACACGCAATTATTAACTCATCGTGGATTAGACTGAGTAAGCGTGCACCATACTTTGGGAAGATATGCCAGAGATAGGGCTTCCCAAGGGTGTCAAAGCCGCATCCAATACTGCGTTTAATTATGCTGGCATTTGTCCCTTGGATGGGCATGTTCTTCCCCCGCCGTTCAATGCTGCCCATCATGGCCCTAAAGCCATACTTTATCTCCTGCTCAGTTGGAGACCTGTGCGTGAGCTTGTATAACTCCTCCTCGTTAGGTTCGCGCAGATTCTTAGACTTGAAAGTAAAGATGTTCGCCTCGCAAGATGTTTCGTCCAGTTCCAAGCGTTCGCTACGATTATCTACAAACCATTCCCTTGCTGTAGCCCACGTAGGCTCAGGGAACGTGCGGCGTCTGCCATACATATCCCGCGCTTCCTTGTGCTCCTTGGCCGATTCACCGCTGCGCTTAATGTAAGACCAGATGAAAGGAAACTTTTCCTCGTGCAGTTTCATTAGGTCCCTGGCTGCATCCTTGGTAATTCCCAATGCATCCGCCAAGGCATCTGGACCTGCTCCATAGACCAACCCGAAGTTCAATGCCTTAGCACTCTTCCTGAGTTTTATATGTGCTGGGCATTCGCACTGCACCCGCTTAGGTTGTCCATCATCTCCCAAAGCGTAGTAGGCGCAATCGGGCAGAGCTATGGACTTCCATATTTCGGGGTACAGAATCTCGGTACATAGACTATGCACATCGTGGTTCTTAGCAAACGCCTGAATCCATGCTGGGTCTTGTGCCAGTTCCGCTATGATGCGCAACTCGCAACCACTCATGTCAATGGTTATTAAGTCTTCTCCTTCGTCTGCGATAAAGCAATCCCGCACTTCCTTTTCAGCGGGAAGATTCTGAGCATTCGGCTTCGATGAGGACGTGCGCCCAGTTTCTGCCTCCAGTTGATTGAACATGCAGTGCAACCTGCTATCGCCCGGATGCAGCCAACCCTCTGCCTTGCTGGCTTTGGTGACCCACCTTTGACACCAAGAAATCCCATAAGTTCCGAGCGTCTTGCCATTCACGCGGTACTTGCGCAGAGTCTGAATCATGGGACGATCATTGAACTTTAGCAGCGTATCGTCGGATACGTCTGCAATGTTCTTCATTCCTGGCAGTTTTTTCAACGCATCAAGAAGCTGGGGCTGAGATGCATAGTTTAGATAAGCATCCCCCATGCATTTCTCAATGTTCTTCTTCACTTCCGTGTGCTTTTTGCTAAGGGTGCTGTATGCTTTGCGTGCTTCAGCTTTAGCCGCTTTGCGCTTCCCTTCCTCTGCCTTCAACAGCAAAGCAACTTCAGCCTTCTTTGCTTTGTCTTTCTCTACGCGCTTCGTCCCTGCCAACTTCATCTCTTCGGGCGTAGCAGTTTCAAAGCCAGTACGCCATGCGGTTTCCAAGCGTTGCAACTCAGCCTCGTCTAACTGTTCATTTTTTCTGCCCACAAGAGGAGTAAAGAACTCATCCAATGTTTTGAGTTCTTCGGCACGCCTAGCAATCGCGTGGTCCACTCTAAGCATCCACTTGGCAGTATCAATGCGCTGCCCATTGAGTGTCATATCTACAAACGCGGGTAACGAATCCATTTCAATTTGGGACACAGTTAATAGTTGGTCGCGTTGCATTACATTTACCTGTGCTTGGCGAATCGCAAGGGGCATACGCGTATCAAATGCGGCGTAGTCGATCTGCTCCTTTGTTAGGGCGCTCTTCAGATCAAAACTGCTTTGCAACTCTTTGTTCACTTCTAAGCCGAAGTATCGTGCTGCCATCGCTGCCATGGAGAACTCTGCGTATTTCTTCAGAGAGATGGTTCCCGCTTGTATCACTCTTTCTGCGAGAGAACAATCAAAAAGGTGCCACATGCGAAGCCCAAGATTCCAACGAATAGTTTCATAGTCGAAGGGGAGATTGACGCCGACACATAGCCAATCCGCAGTACACAGTACTGGCTCAAGAACTTCTTTTACTTCTCGATAGGTATCTCCATTGGTAGTCCCGTAGTTTCCCTGACTTGCAATAAGAACTTCCTCCGACTTTGCGAACGCTAGGAAGTCTATTAAGAACTGCTGATTTCGGTTTCCTAACTGTAGTGTCCTGATACGCCTAAACCAGAAATCTTGTGTTACCTGAGTTTCACAATCAATGCCCAGCGTATGCTCCTCACAGGTAGACAAGAATGTGCGTAGCTTCGCCAAGCCTGCCTCATTTTCAACTAGCGTTACCTGCAGTGGCGGATTCAACTCCGAAAGAACCAACGGCTTCAATTGCTTTATAATCTCTGGCATTTAGTCCTTTCATTGCTTCTTAATCATTGTATCACCTCTGGGAGAGGTTGTGTGTGTCTCCGGGAGCACAGATACCCTGCTTAGAACTTCCTGGCCGCTACCCAGGCCCTTTGCTTGGCGACTCCACGGCTTAACTTTGCCATCACAGAGCGCCATTCTTTGAGCATCTTCTTGGCAAACTCCACTTGCTCAGGGGTGCTCTTACCAATGGTGACGCCATACTCGACATCCTTCACCGTCTGGGCCAGCTTCAACAGGTTCTCGCCCACCTTTTGGCGCAATCTACTACGTCTCTCTCGTTCTTCCTTTGTTATCTTAGACATATATATTTATCTCTCCCTAAGTTATTGATTCCGTTGATTTCCCTTTGATTTCATATAGTTAGCTATTGATTTTTATAAGTATGGCGTTTTCATAGGGATACCTATTTCAAATGCTTCTAAGTTGTTGATTCTTATCAATAGCTGCTCTCTGCTTAGTAGTACTGCATAGTATGCCCGGGAGGACATTCTTATTGTATCATGAGCTACATTTTAGGTAACTCCTTTACTTTCAGCATAATTTACACTAAAGGGTTTGTAAGTCGTTGAAAGCGAATAATGAGGGGTCCAAACGATTTTGACACCCCCCCCCCTCTAAGGTAGTTGACATTGTCTGCGGGTGGGCTTATAATTATAGGTATGAATAAAAACATAGAGAAATACACACGTAGGCAAGGACGTAAAAACATGAAAGCACTAAACTTGTTGTCCCCTGAGCAACTAGAGGACTGCACAAATAGGGACATGTCACAGTCCTTTGGTAGCATAAAACAGTACCTGTGGGAGGTTAAGGAAGTAGAGGAGGCAACCAGAAGAATGAAGGACATAGACGCAAAGATAGCCACTCTGCCTATGTCAGAGCGTCTGAAAAGGGAAGACCGTTTGGAAAGACAAAGATACTCTTTGGTAATCCAAAGATACTCTTTGGTAATCCAAGGAGTACTCGTAGGAGAAGGGCTAGACGAGGTTAAGAGACTGGAGGGTGCGAATTTGATTTGAGACTACTGTTCCTTTGCATTCAACAACTTACAGACATCATTGTTGAAAACAAAGGACTTGTTTGTAAAATGGGCGTGTTATAATTAAATGGTAGGCAAGTTATGCCTAGACAGTTTCCTCACCAGCGGGGCAATCCCGCCAAGACACGCTAGGCGGCTCCTCGGTTTCTCCTTTCCGAGTTGTGAGCCGCCTAGCCAAGACATTCTGGTCCTATTGTACGGATCGTTTGCACGGCACAACACCGTGCGTTTTACCAAGTTTGTAGTTGATAGAACATTCGGCAGCCACAGAGCGCAAGTCCGAGTTTGAAACTGCAACATACGCTGGGGTGGGCTTCGGCTCACCCCGACGACAAAGACATTTTATGCCCGACATTGACGATGACAGCGAACCACTTTTCTCCAAGTTGACTGATGAAGAGTTAATGCAGTGCGTAGTTAACAACCACGACTTCAAAGCCCTCACGACTTCGTACATTTCTGAGGAAGTTCGCAGAGAGTGCATCGCAGAGATGGAAGCCGCGAAGGCACGCGGATGGAAAAGACATTAAGAGATTGTGAGTGAAGGTATCCAGCCCGACGAAGTGCACGTTAGTGCAGCCACCTCACATAGCCGTACGCTTGATAAGCGTGCGCACAGGTGTAAGGGTTCCACCATGGCCAACTGAACCCACCCGCGACACAGCCACTCACCCCATGCAAGGGCACGAACCTGTTGTCGCCTAGGGAGCCCTCGGTCCCCAAACTTGTAAGCCCTTCGCGTTGGGCGCAGGTAACCGAGAAATATTTCAAAACCTGGAAGTATTAAAAGAGCCCTGCGCTTAAACTGCGCGGGGCTTTTCTGTTTCTGCTTGCTGGAGAACTCGCATGCGCAGTGATCGGCGTTTGAAAAAATACTATCGCATAATCAATAAGAAATTTTTTGCTGGCGAACTTCCCAACGATGTATGCGTACGCTACGCCGACGCCGATGACACAGATGATGACGAGAAATGTGAGGAAATATATTTCGGATGGGCAGACAAGTGTAATGACGGGTACCACAAGTATCAAATAGCCATCAGTCGAATCAAGAACCCTGGGATTACCGCCGTACTTGCCACGCTGCTACATGAATGTATACATATACGCACGTCGCTTCGTGATGACCACGGGTTAGTATTTGAGCAGTGGCGCAAAACCGTAGGGGAGCGCGGAGCATTCCGCAAGGGTTCCCTGTTGCCAGGATTGACAATTTTTTAGTTGTAAAATAAAAACACAAAGGAACTCAGACAATGAGCATCGAAACAATTGAAGGCGAAGTCGTAGCAGAAGTAAAGAAAGCCGTGGAAGAAGTTAAGGCAGTTGTTAAGCCAGCGACTGTGAGCATCAGCGCGGAAGAGAAGCTGCTCTTGGCGGATGCGGAGTTAGAATATCTGAAAGCGACGCAACAAATCCAGCAACTCCAGAAGACCACCGAAGCGAAAGCCAAGGAATACCAAGAGAACGTTGAAAAGTTTCTCGTGAAGTATGGGCTAAACAAGGTTGAGTATTTGTTCGATGGGGTTAAACGCGAGTTTCAACTCGTAACAAAGAAGCTGTAAGAGGAAATATGGAAGACTCAAAGACTCAGGCGGGACCATCAACCCCGCCTGTGGTTACCACTGAAATAACCATGGTGCGGCGTGGCGCAACTATAGTACAGCGCAAGGACGCGCAGGGAAGATTCCTAAAGCGACCCAAGCCGCTCATCCCGACAATTGAGTACACTCGCGCCGAACGCAAGTTCTTTAACAAAGCACGTGCCGATGGGAAGACCGAGTACATGCACATGTTTGAGAACATGGTCAGGATCGCGCAGTATGACGGAGACGACGCCAAGCTACGCATGGCAGCGGTATGCGCATACAAAGAAACGCGACTCAGTGCGCTAGGCAAGCCTGCTCCGTCCGAAGTAGAGATGGACAAGTTAACGACTCAGCCAGTAAAAGTTGTGATTATCAATAGCCCAGAATTGATGCACCCAGAAGTGCAGGAAGAAAAAAAGGCGGAAGTATTGACGCCAAGTTTTGCCCAAGTAACCGAAATTAGAACCAATCCCAAGGCTTAGCGGCTTTGGAGTAGAGCAGGGCGGTGACTCCATCACTGCCTTGTTCGTCCTATGGAGGGACAAATGAAAGAAGTACAATTAAGCAAAGGTTTAGTGGCTATAGTAGACGATTGGAATTTTTCTAAAATCTCACAAGGAAATAAATGGGGGGTCTTAAAAGGGCGCAGCACATTTTATGCAGTCAGACATTTTTGGGTTGAAGGCAAGCAGATAAACCAATTGCTGCATAGAGTCATTAAAGGCGTAACCGACTCAGAAGTACAAGTAGATCACATCTCAGGCAATGGTTTAGATTGCAGAGAAGATAACCTAAGAATAGCTACTCATACACAAAATCAAGCTAACAGAAGTCTAAACAAGAACAGCACTAGCAAATTAAAAGGCGTTACTTGGAACAAACAACGAGGTATGTGGTTAGTAAGAATTGGCAACGAAGGATCGTACCTAGGTTATTTCTCTGATAAAAACCAAGCGGCCAAAGCATACAATGCCGCTGCTATAAAAAGATACGGAGAGTTTGCTCTTTTAAACCAAATGTAAAGGACTCAGATGCCACGCAAGAAAGTAACTGAAGCAGTTGAACGTCCTGCTTATTTGAATGCCGATGGTACTTTAAATTTCGACAAAATCTTTAAGTTTCAATCGAAACAAACCGAATTGCTTCGTGCAGTTAATAGAAACGGCAAGACGTATATACAACCTGCAGCGCAGCAGTGCTTAAGCGTAGGCGGCATCCGGTCAGGAAAAACTTGTGGTTGGTTGCTATATTTGGTGATGCACTACGCCTTAGCTTTTAGCGGTTGCAGTGTGCTAGTTCTACGTAGAAATTTCCGTGAACTAGAAGCGGGAGCAATTTCAGATTTTCGTACTTTTATTCCCAAAGAACTTTACGACTACGATGCTACGCGTCACGTAGCGACATTCAAAAACGGTTCTAAAGTAGTATTTGGACATTGTAATAATCTAAAAGAACGCGACATCGAACAGTATTTAGGTAGCGCGTACCCTGCAATTCTTGTGGATGAGTGTGGGCAGTTTTCTGCCGACGCTTGGATGATGCTCTATAGTCGTAACATTATAAATCCGGGGTGTCAACGTGATGAGGCCGGAAACCTTCCGACGCCAGTTATAATCGGTTGCTCCAATCCTCTTGGACCCCACTACGAATTTTATAGAGCTCTCTTTGTTCAAAAAGAACCATGGATGAAGTCTGAGAGTGCCCGCAAGGACGAAACCAACGGCACGTGGTGGGTGAATGAAGCTGGAGAGTGGAAATTAATCTACGACCCAACTAAGTACGCATACCAACGCTCAACTGTTCTTGATAATCAAGAGCTTCTTAAGCGTGACCCTGGCATCATAGCGCGGCTTATGAGCTTGCCTAAAGCCAAGCGAGATAAAATGTTGCTTGGACTTGACGGTGTAATCGAGGGGCAATTTTTCGACTGCTTCGACCCATACTATCATGTAATAAATTTAAGAGAAGACCCAGACTCTATTATATGGGCTGATTATCAACCTGTGTGGATTGGGCAGGACTTTGGTATTCAACATACCAATGCATCGTACTTCCTAACGAAGGCTTTGGTACGCAATTCTGTAGGCGATGACTATCAACTCAAGACCGTAGTCTTCCAAGAGCTTATAACCTCAGGCGGTAAAACATACCAGGAAATGGCAGCGATGATTGCTAATAAAGCCAAGTTGCCAAATGGAACTCCAGTTAAAATAAAAGCTCATTACTTCTCACATGAAAAGTTCTCAAGGGTGATGGAGGCGCATTCTCCAGCCAGTGAATACTCGATTGCTTTGAAAGCCCTTGGGCTTCCCATGGTGTCTCCTTCCACCAGGGATCGCGTAGGCTCAGCAGCACTAATGTATAATCTAATAAAGTCGGGGGAACTTGTAATTACCGACAACTGTAGAGAGATTATATTAGCTATACCTGCGGCCATGCGAGACCCAGATAATCTAGAAGATTACTTGAAGGTGGATTCACGCGGAGATGACTGCCTTGATGCCCTGCGTTATGCGTTGTGGGGACATTTGTCTGCCAAAAAGAAACCCATGGCAGATGTGCAGCGGGACCGACTCAAGGAATTACTCACTGCGGACCCCCTGGCAGCGCACTTTTACGCCCTCAAAATAAAAGAAGATGCCAAGGCACGCACGGTGTGCTTCGTCCAGAAGGATCAGCCAGTGTGGTGCGGAAAGAGCAAGGCATAGGAGACACAATGCGATTCACAGAAAAACTCAGGATGTGCTGGGATGACTTGTTTTACCCGCCCCTAGTCGAACGCTTAGAGGAAGACCTTCTACGCGTTCGCCAAGACTTCGAAGCGCGTATCCAAGAGTACCAAAGCATTGTCGCAGAGCTACGCGCAGAGAAGGCTTTGTTGTTTGCAAAGGTTGCTATGTACGAGTTGGCAATTAACCGACGCGTGGGCATCGACCCCGCAGCCAAGACACCAGAGAAGCCCAACTTCGCAAACTTCAACTCCCCGCCAGCCATGTCGCGTTGGCAAATGGAAGTCCAAGCGCACGATGCGCAGAATGCCAAGGAAATAGCAGAGGAAGAAGAAGCGAAAAAGAAGAAAGCAGCAAAAGGAGCCTAGAATGGCAGAAAAAGAAAAAGAAGACATGGGCGAACTCTGCCACATTTCTATTTGTGTCGCTGAGAACGGATACAAGGTGTCCTGCTCTTACGAAGGCAAAGATAGCCTCTCGGCTCGCGCTGGGTGGGTGCCTACCTCTATGAGTTGCAAAGATTTTGTAGAGAAGAGCAAGAAATCAGTAGTGGCTCGCATTGAAAAGATTTTAGATGGAGATTGCTCGGCATAGCCGAATAGGAGATTACAATGTACAAAGCGAAAGACGGTAAGAAATTCGGCAGTGGTTTTGCGGGTAAAAGGTACGATGAGAACCACAGTTCAGACGGCATGCATAAAATGGGTGGCGAGGAAAAAGAATCTCCTGATGTGAGCGAGGAAACCAAAGAACCACGCACACAGAACGAACAGGAGACGCCTGAGGAAGATAACGCCGAAAGCCGTACGGACGAAAACGGCGAAAACAAAGATTCAGATGCTGATGGACAGGGCGAAGCGGAACAAGTTGTTGCCGAACACGGCCCAGCGCACCACGTGCATATCTCGCACCACGAGGGCGGCAAGAGCCACGTCATGAGTCACCATCCAGTACGGGATTTACTCACATTAGTGAGCATGAGAGTCCCGAAGAAGCGCACGACGACAGGGCGGAAGTTGGCGGGAGTTCCGGCTGATGGGCAGGCCAAGGATCATGATTCGCCTTACCACCAGGGTAAGGATCAGGCTTCGGCTTCAAATGAGGAAGAAGGATTTTCCATGCCCCCGCTCTAAAGTTTTTAAATACCTCAGGACTTATAACCCTGAGCTAGCGCACGGAGGTGCCTTCAACACCTCCTGCGCGACCTTTGAAGGAGGAACAATGTATTACACCTATTTATGGTTGAGGGAAAATGGAAGTCCGTATTACATAGGAAAAGGCAAAGGCATTAGAGCCTATACCAGTGCGTCTCATGGAGTGCACTGCCCTCCGTTTAAGGAGTGCATAATTGTGTGCCCTGCAGCATCAGAAGCGGATGCTTTCGAAACAGAGATTGCACTGATTTGGTATTATGGGCGAAAAGATTTAGGAACAGGTTGTCTCAGAAACCTTACCGATGGAGGGGAAAACCCTCCCAGCGCAAAAGGTAGAAAAATGTCCGCTCGGAATAAAGCCGCCCTTCGCAAGAGAATGTCAGGATGGGTTCCTACAGGGCGTCAAAGAAAAGCAGTGAGTGAGAGCAACAAAAGACGCACTCCTCCATGGCTAGGAAAACACCTTCCCAAAGATCACAAGCAAAAATTAATGGAAGGCAGAGACAAGTGGGCAGCTAACCCAGACAACGTCAAGAAAGTGTCCGAAAGAGTGGGCAAGACATTGCATGTGCGCTGGCATGTAAATAGAAACATAATAAAAGAAGACTGTAAGTTTTGTAAGGAGAAATAATCATGGCGGCGTTCAATCAGTCGGGAAAGCAAATTTTTGTTGGAGATCAGTGCTCGATTACAGCCTTGGTCGTTTCCACAGCAACGTTCGGCAGCACTATTCCTTCGGGACTCGCAAGTGTGACCTGTGAAACTTCTTGGTCATCCGCAACGTTCGTGATTCAGGCTAACGATGCAGAAGCCGTTCAGCACTCCAACGACGCTGCGCATCCAGCATTGTCAATCACTGGGAAAAACTATGGCGCAGCGCAGGATCAGATTAGCGTATTAGGTACGGTTACGGCAATCACGGGCAGTGGTGAAACTGCCTCGTTGACTGTGACCCTTGCGTCTTCAGGTTTAGTTATCACGGCCCCCGCAGGCGCAATGCAATCTGCCGCTGCATACGGCGGGAGTCAGTAACATGCCCTGGGATGCGGTGATGGACAAGTGGAAATCTGGCAGCTTGAAGAGTGGTAACAAGGAAACAGGCAAGCCTGTGAAGAACCAAAAGCAAGCTGTGGCCATTATGCTTTCGGAGAAGCGTGCGGCAGAGGGCGGCAAGGCAGAGTACAAGCCTAAGGCGAAAGGGTTAGGGAGGAAAAATGGCTAAGATGGTGTTCTCCATAATCAAGGAGCCGCGCACTGGTTACATGTCTCATCACCCTGGCAGCAGTGAGCACTGCTTCAATTGCTCCAAGTTCAACAAAGAAGAGAGTGGTTGCACTGGGGAAAAGATGAAGGAGTTGTCCAAACTCCCACGGTTACCAAATGGGGACGTGAAAGTACACCCAGTTGCGTACTGCAATTTTTTTTCGCCCATCAAGTAGAAGCCAACCGCCTTAAAAGAGCAGAGAGCATACGGGCTAGGGCTGCTAAGATTACACACTGCCCACACGGCCACGAATACACGGAAGAAAACACTTGGTACAACACCAAGAAAAACGGAAACAAAAGCCGCAGATGTAGAGAATGTGTTTACATCTATAGGAGGGGGAGGAAAAAATAAATGGCAACAGGATTAGCAAAGAACGCAGCAGCACCCGCTGTGACTACCAACTCTTCGCAGATGCCGAGTTGGATGACTGGCGAGGCTCCCACCCCCGCCCCACGTAAGAAGAAGCCTAGGATTGATAGTGGTGGACAACTGAGCAGAAACTCCATGAGGGCAGCATAATGGCACACCAAGTAATTTTGAACTGGATTGCTCCTGTAGGTGGTGACCCAGTCGTATCCTACGACGTAAAGCGTGCGTTAGCCCCTGCGGGAGTTATCGGTACCTACGTTTCCATTGCAAATCCTGAGCCAACCGCTACGACATACACAGATACAACGGTGGTAGCTGGTACGGAGTATGCTTACGAAGTTGCATCGGTGAATGCATCGGGAGAGTCAGCGCCATGCGCAGACATTCTGGTGACGATCCCTTTGGCAATCCCAAACCCTCCAACGGGACTCGTTGGTACACCTTCCTAATAGAGTTCTGGGAATGGTTGGAAGGTCTTTTCTAAATGAAGACGGTTCAGCAGTACGATCAGAAATTCGAAGTGACAGACACAGAGTTAGTGCAGATTACCGATGATACCATGGTTTGCTATGTGGTGTTCTCAGAATGCACCAAAGACTCTGTGCCTGTTCACTATCGCATGGGCAGCAACATTAGCCCAACAGTCAATGAAATACCTACGGTTACGTTCCTCTCTGGTTTCAACCCAGCAGACGCAATCGTGGTCAGAGGAAAGATGGGGTTGTAACATGGCATTAGGCTTAGCACGACCAAAATCAAAACTGCCCAATCCTTCTACGAATCACAAGTTCTCAAGTCATCAGGACTATATGGCTGAGGCTATGAACGCCCCGTCAAAAAAGAAACCTAAGAACATGGGTGAGTATGCCACAGGGCAGACAAGTGGGGAGAGCGTATGAGCACAGGATTAGGAAGAACAAAATTGGATGCAAGTCCACAGCAACCGCCGCTGTCTAAACGAGACCAAAACCCAACATCGTTTAAGCGCGTTATTATGGGCATTCGCAAAGGAAGCAACGCACAGGCTACGGGAAAGCACCCGAGCGGAAAAAGTGTGTACTAAGGAGAAACCATGAAGCATACTTGGGAACAGCGTAACATTGACAACGCACGCGCCAGTGTATGGGGATTGAAAATTGCCGTGCTTGATAAGCAGCAAGAAGTTGTAAATCTTCAGCTTCTGGTGGAGCAGGCACAAGAACGTCTGCGAGAGGTAGAGAGCCATGGCAATCGGACATAAGCAACACAAGGTTGACCTTGGTTCGCATGGTTCATTCAGTGTGAAGAAGGGCGGTCTCCACGATGCGCTTGGCGTACCGCGTGGGCAGAAACTAACCGCATCCCAGAAGGAACCCAAGGCTGGAGACAGTGAGCACGTTCGTAGAATGAAAGCATCGGCCAAAGGGTTCGCTGCTATGCACCACTAAGGAGAAATCATTATGGCCGATGTAGTGCCGCAGGACAAGGGCATTGGAAGCGATAAGACAGGTGGCCAAGATTCTCAAGAAGACCCAAACTCCAGTCCCCTTGGAGTCTACGCGGGTTTTCCATACAGCCCCGAACCCTTCGCAGACTTGAGTGAAGAAGCAAGGGGAGCATTACTACAGTTAGACAAAATTGCAACTCAAACGGATACCTACGCAAGACGCCTTGAAGTAGAACAGGCGTGGGAGGCGCTTCATTTTGAGCGCGGTTATCAGCACTTACTTAAAGGCAAGCGGGGCGGATGGGTGCTACCAAACCAAGGATCAGACTGGGGAACATCTGGTCAGAAGACTAGCAGCACAACGTATGACACTAATGTGTACGGTCCTAAAGGTGACATCATTGTTGCCGCTCTGTCACGCGAAGTTCCTAAAGTAGAGTTCTTCCCAGCAAACCCAGATTACGGACCAGATCAAATAGCGGCAGAGGAAGCCGACAGGTTCAAAGACATCTGGGCAAGAAATAATAACCTCCACGCACTTCTGGTTGACGTGTCCCGTATGTTCTGGAACGAAGGCAGAGTCCTTATGTGGACTCGCTATGAACTCAACGGGCAGAAGTACGGATTCGAAGGAGACACCAAGACACCAACGGTGCCAGAGGATGAACTAGACCCGCCCAACGACGCGCCCACAGGGCAGTCTGAGTTGGACGACGTGCTGGGTATGGAGACATCCCCAGAGAAATCCTCAGGCGGCGACATAGAAGACCTGTTGAACTCCGCAGGATCAGAGAGCGAAGATAAGAAACCATTAGGACGTGAAGTTACAACCTGCCACGGAAAACTTGACCATAAGGTTCCGATTGCGATAGACGATTTTCATGATTTTCCATTCGTGCAACTTTCCCTTGATGTGGACGTATCCACAGCACGAGGTATGTTTCCATGGATTGCAAGCAAGATCAACCCTGGTACCGATGGAATGTCGGAGACGCAACTTGACCGCATCGCACGTGAGAACGTGAGACAGGCGGTACTCGGTGCGTACGTCACTGGAGATTCGTTGGAGCGGCACACCACCGTGAAGTTCACGTGGTTCCGTCCCTCTATGTTCCTAGACCAATCCGTAAATGATGAAGCCAGGGCTGAGTTGCTAGAAGCATTCCCCAACGGGGCTTTACTTGCTCGCGCAGGAGCAGAGTACGGGTTTTCAAGAAATGAGAGCATGGATGATCACTTGGTGGTCGGACATCCTCTTCCTGGTAAAGGACAGAACAGACGTACACTAGGCTCCGCACTAATCTCCATTCAGAAGCGCATTAACGACTGGGTGGACTTGCTGGACGACTACTTCAAACGAACCGTCCCCAAGAAATGGATGAATGCTGAGGCTTTCGATATGGAAGCTATCAAGAACGAGCCGAACGTTCCCGGCAGCATGGGGCCGTTCCAAGTTCAGCCTGGACTGACAACGATGGATCAGTACATATTTGTGGAGCCGACACCGCAGCCACAGCCGTCGATGTTCGAAGCCATAAAGTACTTCATGGAACAAGTGTCAGAAGAAATATCAGGAGCACTACCTTCTTTGTTCGGTGCAGCTACGGGTGAACAGACCGTAGGCAACCCACAGATTCAGAGAGACCAAGCACTGCAACGCATCGGCTGTCCGTGGAATAACATACAGGACATGTTTGCTGTATCTGCAGAGCAGGCGGTTCATTGTGCGGCAGAATGTAGAGATGGTAAGGAAATTAAGCAGAACATACCCGGAAAGGGCAAGTTAACGGTCAACACCGCAAACCTGCTCGCAGGTAAGGTTTTGTGTTATGCTGAATCTAACCCAGCATTCCCTGAGTCTTGGCAACAGAAGGAAGCTAAGATCGAGAACATGATTTCCATGAGTGCTTCCAATCCGCTGTTGGCTCAGTGGTTCTTATCTCCGTCTAACTTGGCGGAAGTAGCCAGCGGTTTACGCATGAAGGGTTTCAAAGTAACAGGTGCAACATCGGTCACCAAGCAAAGGAACGAGTTTGAACTCCTACTACGCAAAGGTCCGATGGACAATCCGCAGTTCTTGAATATGCAAGCCGCTATGCAGAAAGCGCAAGCGGGAGTACAGCAGGCGCAGCAGACTGGACAGCAAGTTCCTCCTGAAGCGCAAGCAATGATGGGACAGGTTCAGCAGATGATGCAGTCTGTTCCTCCTCAGATCAGTACGATTCAGGTTGCTCAAGACGAGAGTGAAAACCACATAGTAGAGGCGAATGAATGTTTTGAATGGATGAATGATACGGATGGTCAAAAATTCAAAAATGGCACACCAGAGCAACAAGCAGGTTACGCAAACGTACACTTGCACTGGCAAGCCCACGTCGCTACGGCGAAGAAGATCATGGCTCAGAATAAACCGCCAGATAAACCACCTAGTGAGAGCGTTTCGGCTGACATTTCAAAGATGCCACCCGAAGTGGCTACACAATTACTTGCAAAAATGGGCGTGCAGGCAACCCCTGCGCTGTTCCAACAGCAGGCAGACCAAACTCTTCAGCATGCGGTGGCTAAAAAAGCTATCCCCAGCGCTTTAGAGCACGGTAACAATGAACCAGAACGACCACAGACTCAAACAGCACCACATCCTCCAGCTTAGCGGCTGGAGTCTAGAGTTGGGAGCAGCCGACACTGCTCCCTTCTCGAACTTTGTCAAGACTCAATAAAAAATCAGGAGACTCAAAATGGGCGCAGAAAGCCTAGTAGATTTCGCTAGTTTAGACTCAGCAGTGGATGCACCAGTTGTAGACTCAGCAGTAACAGAACCAGTTGTAGATTCAACCGTTGACGCACCAGTAGTGGATGCACCTGTAATGGAAACTGGAGTGGAAACCGAAAACCTTAATGCAGACGGCTCAGAAAAGTCTGCTGAGGAACAAACAGCATTCAAGACCGCCGCTGCAAAGGCCGCATCGGACAAAGCCATAGATACCAAGGCTACACCCGATAATGTACGCAAAGGACTAAAAGCACTACGCGATGCAGACCCCAAGAACGCTTCTATTGTCAAGGAACTTCACGGAGCGTACGAGCGGTTCAACGCATACAAGACCGAGTTCCCCACGGTGCAGTCTGCTAAGGAAGCCAAAGCATTCATAGAGTCTATCGGTGGAGAAGAGGGTTACGAAAAGCTGACTCAGTCTTCGGAGGCTGTCAAGGCCACGGACGAACTACTTTATGCAGCGGACCCGCAACTTTGGAAGAACGTCATTGAAGACCTGAAGGCATCTGGGCACCCCGAAGCATTCGGTAAGTTAGCCCCAGCATACCTGTCCGAACTCAAGGCGCACGACCAAACCGCTTACTACGAGACATTCAAGCCGCACTTCCTTCAGGGATTAAAAGACTCCAACATGGGTCCGATGATTGCCTACCTTAATGCTGCGCTAGGGGCTAAGGATGCAGAGGGAAAAGCCGCGCCAGATATTAGGAAGATTGCTGAACTTGTTGGGAATATGTCTGGTTGGTACAAGGATATCGAAGAGGAAGACAAAGCCCGAACCAAGGAACCGACAGTAAGTGTTGAGCAGAAGAAGTTCTTGGAAGAGAAAGCCGCATTTGAGAAAACCAAGGCTACCGATGCACAAACCAAGGTTTCTGAATGGGAAAATACAACAGCAGAAACTGCTGATAAGTCCAGCAATGTTACGCTGGGCAAAGCATTGTCTCCGTTCTTGCAGATGCCTTACTTCAAAGACTTCCCCCGAGAATCAAAGGTTGATCTGGGAAATGGTATCAAGGAACGTTTGTACGCCATGCTGAAGGCAGACAAGTCCTACCAAACGCAGATGACGGCATTGTGGAAGGGCGGAAATAACGAAGCCAACAACGCCAAGATTCAGAAGGTACATCAGGATTGGTTGAATGACCATTCCGTGGAAGTTGTAACCAAGACTGTACAGCAGCGTTATCCTGGCTATGCCAAGGGTGGAAGTGCCGCTGGAAGAGTAGCAACCGCAACGGCTAAGAAAACAGCGGACAACAAGGCAGGAGCAGCATCGGTTACGAACAACAAGCCGATCTACGTGCCGCAACGTCCGACGAACCTTATACGGGAGACTGTAAAGGTGGGCGGCAGGGAATATGGCCCGAATGATCTGCAGATGATGCAGATTGCTGGGCGAGGTTTCGTCAAAACTACGGACGGCAAGGGTTACAGGCTTGTCACGTGGCGTAAGTAATTTCAAATCATGAGGAGAAACTAAATGTCACAAAATTCTGGTCCTAACACCCGCGATGGAAAACCGATTAACGTCAACGACCAAGCAACCCTTGCAGCCTTCGTAACGGTAGTTCCGACTAACGTTGGACCGACTACGCTTATCACAGTGCAGATGCAGGGTTCCGGCTTGATCCTTCAGGTTCAGGCGCAGGACATCAGCGCAACTACGCAAACGTTGTAACAAGAACTATTCCCATGTTGCTTGTGGGACGGAGCGCAGTATGGCTCCGTGGTGGTTGCTGGGGGAGTCAGAGTCTTGAGCCTTACAGAGCCACTTCGGAGCCACACGGCTTAAACCTATTCGAACCCCGAAGCGTCCGCAAAGACGATAAAATAGACAAGGGAGAGAAGGTGCAGTAAATGACTCAGCACGGACGTGTAGAACCTCAGAGTTCTGCAGCGTACTTCATAGTTCGAGAATAACTATCATGGCTCTTTTAGAAGCTTAATAGTTACGCAGTAGAAGCAGTTGAACTCGACGCGTTTGCCAAGGAAATTCCAGATTTGGTTTTCCATGGCACGACCGCCTATAGCCTGTTCAAGGCCGAAGCTACAAAGATTCCTGTGTCCAACCAGTCAAATGCTGGTGGAACGCAGCGTGCATCATTCCGCGTGCCCTTCCGGGTGCAGGCTGGTGCGGGTATTTCCCAGGGAACGGGCAACGCAGATTCTATGCTGCGCGGTTCTGGTTCGCAGTGGGCGTCGTTCGCATTGGCTCCGGTGTATCTCTTCAACGTCTGCGAAATTTCGTGGTTAGCTCAGGCTTCCACGGATTCCAAGCAGAAGGGCCTGTTTGCCGTTAAGGCGCAGGAAATGAAGAACTCGCTGGATTCCGCGATGCAGGGTATCGAAGGTCTGATCAACTCGGATGGTTCGGGCATGATCGATCAGATTCCCGCAACGGCAGTCATCGTCCTCGCTGGCGGAACCCCCGCTGCGCAGACGGCCAGCATTACCCCCGTTAACGTTGCAGTGGCTTTCACTGACCAACAGGTCGTGAAGTTCTACAGCGTGGGTGGTGTGCAGCGCGTTGGTGGAGCGACTACCGCTACCATCTCGTATTCTGACGGCCCCAGCAACACCCTGTTCTTCAGCACTGCATTGCCCTCCGACGTGGTCGCAACCGACTACATCGTGGTCAACGGTGCGTCGTACGGATCGGGAAACTCCATCCTGGGCATCAAGGCTTGGGATGTGAACTCCAACACTGGCACCATCGGTGGGTTGAACCGCAATGCGTACCCTGGTCGTCTCAGCACCCCAACCATTAACTTGGGTGGCGCTGCGATTACCCCAGGCATCGCACAGCGTGCAGAAGTACTGTTGGGCCGAGCACTCGGACCCGATGCTGACTCTATCAAGTCGGGCATTTGGTACGGGCCGCCTGAGCAGGCTTTCGCGCAGTCTAACCTGATGTACAATGTTCAGATCATGCAGTTGCAAGGCAAAGCCCTGGAAGGGGACAAGACTGTTGACATGAGCAAGAAGTACTTCAGTGACAACTTTGGTGGACGCAAGTACCACAAGAGTTGGACTGCAGTGCCGAACCGCATGGACCTTCTCGTGATGGAGAACTGGTACATCGGTGAGTTGTCTCCGCTGGAACTGTACGATTTCGGTGGTGGCAACGTTGTAGCCCCAGTGCCTGACATTGGCACCGTGGGTGGGTCTTACTTGACCAGTCACATGTTTGCATATAACACGTTAAGAATAGCGTCCTCTGTTAGCAATGACAGAGTGTAAATCGAGAGAATTCAGGGAAACACCCATTGGGTCAATCCTGAGCCGAGCCGAGAAATCGGAAGGTGCAACGACTATCCCGTAAGGGAGTAGAAGCCAAGTGGCTTCGAAGCACTCGACATCCGTTAGGATGATGATATAGTCTGAACTGCATGGCAACATGCAGAGATTGATTGGAAACGAATCAGTCGAAACATACTTGGCTTTAACTTATGCAACGCTGCACCCCGCGCTGGCCTGTACGTTAGTAACTTAGCGGCTCCCTCAGTGTAAACTAGGTGAGCAATCGAGAGAATTCAGGGAATCACCCGAGAGGGTCAATCCTGAGCCGAGCCTCAGCAATGAGGAAGGTGCAACGACTATCCCGACAGGGAGTAGGAGTCAGTGACTCCGAAGCACTCGACGCCCCACGTGGGCGATGATATAGTCTGAGCTAACGGGTAACCGTTAGAGTTTGCATGGAAACGATGCAAGCGCAACACAACTGACAGAATGCCGCTGTTGGAAATATCTAGCAGCCTTAGCCAGAAATGGCAATTGAAAAACCAAGAGAATTCGGTGAACCTCCATTAGTGGACAATACCGAGCCGAGCCTGTGTAATTAAACAGGAAGGTGTAACGACTATCCCGTGGCGGGAGTAGGAAGCAGTGCTTCCGAAGTACTTGGGGTCCAAAAAGGACCGTGATATAGTCTGAGCTACATGGCAACATGTACCGCAGCCCAAGCGGCTTGTGTGCTCTTTGTGGACATGGCTTTCCTTGGCATTAACGTATCTAAACGCGGAGGTTTCCCTTGGCAAAACGCAAAGCATCTCCTAAGAAAGTTACTAAGTGTACGTGCTTGTATAACCATAAGATTTCCAATATGTATACCGAGGCATTTGAAGCGAGGGTACACGATGCAGATGACAACGAGTACACTCAGGCGTTGCTGCACAATGACGAATTCAATATGATGGCAGATGCCTTGGCAGACGCAGAGTGTGACCATAGGATGTGCTTGGCAGACGCAGTGCGATTCGGCTACGAAGCAGGCAAGCGTTTAGCCGAGATAGATGCATTGGAAAAATCCGTAGGATATTAGCCTAAGGCTCCGCTAATCGCGGGACCATTTTCATTGGAGGACTCAGAATGAACTCAGATTGGCAAGCAATTGAAATGATAGAGGGTGAAACTGTAGCAGAGTTTTTGGCACAGTTTGATCGCATAGACAAAACCAAGACTATACCGTGGAGTGCTTGGATTGCTGTGTTGAAGCATGGGGAAGCAAGTCCACACGATGGGCGGCACCATGCACACCTGCCATTACCGAACTCAACGCGGTTGGAGGACTCAGTATGACTAAGAAAGAATTGCAACGACAAATTGATGATCTACGTGATCGCGTAAGTATGCTTGAGAACAAGATGTACGAGCGGTGGACTCAATCTCAGACGTGGACAATGTATCCACCGAGCATTGATCCCGTCGTGCCAATGGGTCAGCCCACTAGCACAGGTTACCCATTGCCATTCCCTTGCCCCACCACAACACACATCTAGATTTTCCCCAGCGGTCTATGCAACCGAACTTGGGGAATGCCCCCGCATCCACTTGGGCGTCTGCATAGATGCCTCCAAGGGATAGCGGGGAACTAAAACTCAGAAGGGAACTCAGACTCAGGAGATGAAATGACTACCGCAGAACAGACAGAAAAATACGACTTTGAACTTTTGACTCAGGAGACGCAATTATGGGTATTTTATAGGGAGTTTTGCAAAGCATTCCCCTATGGTGTAGAGGAGTTGTCAATGCGATTGGCTAGGGTAAGCCCAGCAGGTGCCTTCACGCAAGACTTAGAATGCTCCTTCATAACCACGGGCAAACTCGTAAATGGCTGTGCAAAGTGCGAAGCAACCAAAGCACAATTAGAACTCCAAGCACAATGGAAAAAGGCTTAGACTCAGGAGACTCAATGATGGAAACAGGAATTGGTGACAAGTTAGCGCGGGGCTTCAAGACCGCGCAATTCGCAGCAGGTGGAAGCAAAGCAAACGACGCAGTAGAACTGCTTAACGTAGCCCCAGAGGAAGAGCAAGACATTACCAAAGGAGTCACGGTGATCGATAGGCGCTCCTCCTATAACTCAGAGCCCGTAAAGAAGGCAGAACCCAAGTTTCCTGAGAAGGAATACGGCATGCTATCCACGGTGCTTGACAGGGTTCTTATTAAGCGTGTGCCTGATGACCCCAACTTTGAACTGTTGGAAGATGGCAGCATGCGTGACAAACGCACTGGATTCCTTATTCCTGCCTCGTATAGGCAGCACTCACGGCTAGGCATTGTCTTGGCGACGAGTAAGTTTGCTATCCTTGGTGGCATGCGGGTGCCAATGTTTGACATTGTGTACCCAGGTTGCAGGGTGGTTTTCGGGGATTACACGAGCGAAGTATTCAAACTGTCCAATGAAAAGACAATGGAATTGTGCGATGCGGTTGAAATGAATTACGAAGCAGACCCAGAGGGTTTGCGCATTGTACGTGTACAAGATTTGAGAACTGTGGAGTTTCCAATATGCAAGACTCAGAACTGATCACCCCCGCGTACGATAGTTTTCTCGATGGAAAACCTTCCCGAAGAGAGATGCAAGCGGCGTTCAATAAGATGGGTAACAACGACTCTGAATTATTCCTCATGCTGGATAATTTGAATCTCGTAGCAAATTGTCTGTGCGAAAAAGCAGGGGTAACTCGTGGTGAACTGGATGCCTTCGTAGAAAAGAAGAAGGCGGAAATGTCCGCTGTTGTGGAAGCACAGAAAGCCGCAATGTCATCTGAGGGCGGCAATGAGTGACCTAACATCTGCGTACCAAATAAACTTGGTGCCCGATGAGTTTCAAGATCGCCTCACCCAGGTAGGCGGCACCAATGACTACGGGGAGCCTTGCTTTCGCTTGATTTGGTCGCAGGGGGGCGGGGACTATGCAACGTATCGCGCAGGTGGTGCATGGGAAATCGAAGGACTTCCTACGCGTATCGGTTATCGTGATCTGCTCATAGGCTCAGGTATAGGATGCTGGGCGCTGATACAATGGCATCCTGCTATTCACTATGGCACGCCAGAACTTTACTACGTTCAAAACTTTGACCAAGACACGGGTCTCCAGATATTAGGAGAATTTCCCTACTTCGGAAAGTACGAACTGCTGTACAACCTGCGCTGGACAGAGCACGTGGGCAATCGCTTGGTATTCGAATCTATGCCGCTCAACAGTTTCCTTTTGGATACCGTGGTGCCAATCATAGTTCAAGCCAAGGAAATATCTTGGGAAGAAACCAAGGCAGCAATGCTAGACCAGAAAGCCAAGGAAGACCAAGCGGACATAGACATGATTGCCGATGTAATGCAAAGCAATGCTATACCATTCCATGGAAATGCCGTGTCATACCAGAAGCAAGGGTGCCGCACGTCTCTCGTAGATAAGAAGATTGAGAGCATGCAAAGGCACTGGAACAGAATCATGCAGACTACCAGCAAATTAGGTAGGGGACTCTCTGCATACAACGACGCAATATAAATCTCAGAAGAAGAAGGACTCAAAGTATGGAAGCAAATGCACAGACATATAGTACCAAGGCCATCAACACTGGTTTGGCTTCTAGTTTAAGTAAGCTAAACAACGTGGATTGGCAGTTTGCGGCAACGAATTACCTGTTGAACCGCGCTCCTGAATACTACATTTATCTTTACAACGTGTCTCAGGAGAAGCACCCAGTATCTCGCCCACCGATCATGAAAGAGATGATCATACCTGCCCGACCAGACGGCAAGAGATACATCCTGGTGACTCGCCTGCCGCAACCGTTGCTCGTTCCTAAAGGCAACGTAGACTCAAATGAAATTGACATCAACGCGATGGACACACGCCGCTTCGCAATGGACATCATCAACCCCGACAACACTGGGATTGACATGGATGGAGCCATTTCGGGACCAGGAAGCAGCGTCAACAACAACCTAGGTGCTAAGGGCGTGTTCTACTCGCTCAACGGCCCAGGTGGCAGCAAGCATGGCTTCTTGGAAGCTCCGACAGACGAGGAAGTGAACAAGGCGTATGCTCGTATGGAAGCCTATTACAAGTTCCTCTTGGAGCAGGCGAACACGGTAGAGGTGTCGAACCCTGCCAAGTTGTCTGAGACCTTAAGTCCCGAACACCATATCGCCGCTGACTACTTTGGGGAGGAGCATTCGTGGCATGGCAAGCGGTCTCGCCCTGCGGACTGCCCGAACTGCGGAGCACGCATTAAGGCTGGAGCAGCATTCCACCGTACGGAGGAGGGCACGCTTTGCGTTCTCGACTGGAAACGTACTGTGGCCGCAGGAGCCAAGACGAGAGCACAGGCTTTCGAGGCTACTGAAGATGCCTTCTTTGCGCCACGCAAAGGGGATGCGCCGAAGGCTGAATAAAGTTTAGCAACACGATCTCGGCACCCACCAGTCCACCTGATGTGGATTCTGAGTCTCCACTGAAAGGCAGAGGCTAGAGGGTGCCGTGTAATTTCAATAGTAAATCTTGGGGGAGTGTGAACTGGTACTGTATTTGATCTGAGTCCAAATATTGTAACTGCGTTCCGCTCCCCCATGTTTTTTGTTTGTACCTACTCGGGTAGCTCCTGAGTATGGAGCGGGGCGTGCTTGTAACACGCTCCGCATAACCTTTACAAGAGGTGAAAGGCAATGAGAAGATTAGATGGAAAACCTGATCGTAGAAAAGGCAGGTTCATAGATTTAACAGGGCGAGTATTTGGAAAACTAACGGTTATAAAACTTGTCAAGACAGAAGACCGACAATGGGCACGTCAAAAAGCGACAGTGCGTTGGTATCTGTGTCGCTGTGAGTGTGGTAAGGAGAAGACACTTGCTGGTCCAAGTTTAACCAAGGACCAACGAGTACGAAGTTGCGGATGCTTACTAAAAGAGTGGAAGAAAACTTACGAAAGCAGATCACGACTTTTCAAGAAGGACACAGCATTTCGCAGGGTTATAGAACAGTATAAACGTGATGCCAAAAACAGAGATTTGTGCTGGGAGTTAACTGATGAGCAGTTTAGAACCTTAACTTTAAGTCCCTGCCACTACACAGGTTTGCTTCCAAGCACTGTAAAGGAAGTGGCTTCTGGAGAGCAGTATATATACAACGGCATAGACCGTATAGACAGCGGCTTAGGGTACACCTTAGATAATTGTGTGCCTTGCTGTAGAGATGTCAACTTTATGAAGAAAAATATGACCTATGAAAGGTTCATAAAGTTGTGCAAGGCAATTGCAGAAAGGTTTTGAAAATGTCGTCCCCAACTATTAATTCTCCACAGATGAGTTTTCCATCTTTGGAAACAGTTATGAACCTTGCTCGTGCCCTCGTAAATGATACGCAGGCAGGTTTGACCGGAACGCCGGGGGAAGGCCAGGTGCTTGTTGATAATAGCGCAGTAGCGCCTTTTACTTTAAGTTTTTTGAACTCTGCTATAAGGCAATTATACAGAGAGTTGCGCAATATTTCCGACCCTCAACTTATTTTTGACAACATTATCCTCATAGGGCTGCCCATTATACACAGCCCTACAAATGGTGTTGGTGCCTGTGATGCTACAGTCCAAACCACCTTGTCAGCCGTAGGATACTTTGATGGCGTGCAATTGTGGCCCAATCTTCAACTGCCGAGCAATATGCTTTACCCAACGAAGTTGTGGGAGCGTTGCACAGGCACGAACGACAACTTTGAGCCGATGCACCAAGTACAGGACGGATTGCCGGGGCAGCAGCAGAATCAAGTTCTTGGAAAGTGGGAGTGGCGCAATAATGTGCTAAATTTCATGGGAGCAACTACACAGCGTGATATTAGGTTGCGCTACCTTGGTGCTCTACCGCAGTTCTTTAGCACCACCATGGATTTCAATTCTACTTACGTTCCAATTCAGGACTCTGCGGACGCTTTAGCGTATTTAGTGGCCGTTTCCTACGGGCGCATGTTAGGTTCCCCCGGAGTGGCAGAGCTATTAGCAGAGCAGAAGAACCAAATGTTCCAACTCAAAAATTCTACAACTAGACGTGCACAAAGTGTTAATTACCATCGCAAGCCCTTTGGCAATAGCAGCGGTGAGATCAACAGTGAGCTGTCGTATGGGTCATGGTAAGTTGTAAAAAGAAGGTGCCCCGTGTGGATGCGAAGGTGTCCTTTGTGTGGCAGAGAATTACGCAAGAAAAGCCTAGCAGATGCATTGCGATGCTTTTGCGGTTTTGTTTGGGGTTAAGGAGAAACTATGGCAATACCAGCGTTCTGGAGAATTAATGAATGGGTTAAGGCTGCGAATGGTTATGCCATGGCAAATGGTCAGGTGTTCTTTTGCACACAGCCAGCGAATACCGTGGTATTCCCTCCGTCTCCTTGGCCACCTTGTATGCCGATCCCTTCGGTCTGACTCCTGTATCTCAGCCTCTCATCGCGGACGGGTACGGTTTCGTGTATGCATATGTTGCCGCTGGCACGTATACCATGGTGGTCGCCTTGAGTAACGTTATTCAAAACGTATACCCAGATCAATCCTATGGTTTATCCAGCGCACAGATAACTCTGGAAACCAATGGTGTTCCTAATCCCAACCAAGGCGTTTGAACATTGTGGGCGCAGGAGACATATCTGTAACCTTGAATGCACTTGGCCAAACCGTGGTTGAGAGCACGGGCTTTGTGATCCCTGGCACTGGCAATGGCACCCTTGTAGTTACGGCTAACATTGGGGTTACCACAGCACCTAACTGGGGACGTTCTCACGGCGGATGGCTTGGGGAATGCACAGGATAGCGGAGTTCTACTGTCCAGTCTTGCCCCAATAAACGGAGCCACATTCACAGGTAGCACTACTATCCCAAATGCCAACATAGCAGTTGCTAGTATTGACGATATAGGGGCACGGGTCATGAACGGGGTACTAAACGCTGCGGACTTCCCCGGCGCAGACATCGGAGCACAGGTTAACGCTGCGATTGCCCAACTTGGCGCGGCTGGAGGTAGCATTTACATACCAGCAGGCTCTTATAACTTTGCTAATACAATTTATATCCCTCGTGTTATAAGGTTGTTTGGAGCATCAGGCTACGGAACAGTGCTCAACTGGACACCTAGTACAGGCTGGGCAGTAGTCGTAGCAGATGGCTATGGAACTTCAATCTATCCTGAGGGGGCGATTTCGGATTTAACTTTGCATGGTCCTACTTCCACAGATACCGTAGGAGCCGTATACATCGGAGGTTCCGATACTGCTGCGAGTACAGGTGCAGGTTTTCCAGCAAGTCCACTAGTTGGTGTGGACCCCTCCGCAAACTATGGTGACCATTTTAACTTTAACCGAGTGCGCATCACACAATTTGGAGTAGGAGTTCAGTGGGGCAACAACGCGTGGTCGAACACATTCATGGAGTGTATCCTCACCAGTAACCAAACTAGCGTTTACTTCCCCAATACAACCTCTGACTCTGGAGAGCGCCTAGCGTTTGTTGGATGCTCTATACAGAATAGTGGAACTGGATTGCTTATGGCTGCCAATATTGGCGGCCAAGTTGACGTTGACTTCTTCTTTACAGCCTGCTCGTTCGACTTCAACGCAGGAAACGGAACCACTACTGGATGGGCAGTTAATAACCTGAACGCGATATGGGAAGTTAATCTAGTAAATTGCCATGTTGAGCAACAGACGCAGTGGTTGCAGAATTACGGCTACTGCAGTTTAGTAGCCTGCAACTTTACGCAAGGTACTGGTTCAGGAACCCTAGGGTACCTTATTAACAACCAATGCGTTGATGGGTTCACAGTACACGGTGGAACATTCTTCAACGGTGGCTCTGGTACTATTTTAAATACCGCAAGTCAACCCAGCCTTTGGGTTGGTGCGTTGATAAACGGTACGGGTGGTGCTCTGGTAAGTGCGACAGGGGTAATTGACCCTATTGGTGACTTTCGACTAGCGGGTGGTGCCATAACAGGCAAGATAACCAACTACAACACCTTTCCAACGGCTGGCAACGGTGTACCTTCGGAACTGGCTGAGTCTCTTGTGCCCGATCAGCTAGGTAACTGGAATGGAGGTAACCCAGTAAGCATTGCGAACACTACGGTATCCAGCGTCATACGGGTGAGTTATAGTGAGTACTTAGAACGGGTAGGTGGCTCTAGTAGCACCCTGCCATCGCTTACATTAGCGTGGACTGACCCATTCGGCACTGCCCACACGCAAGTATTAGTTGCTCTGGATACCACTAACACAATTGCAGGCGTACAGCATAGCGGTTGCGTTGTAATTGCCACGAACGGAACGATTGCGACACTCACGAGTGCGGGTTATGCATCGAACCCGTCAAGTGGTGGTACACAAATGGCGTGGTGCTTGGCTTATGCTTCGGAGTTATTGTAAGGTTTTAAAAGGTAGGAGCGTAGTATGATGAGCTTTGATAAAGGCGTAGGTGGACTTGATAAAGTCCTAGCTGTGCTATTCAAGTATGAGATGCACGCCGCAGCGTTGCTGCTAACGGGCATAGCTTTGATTTTGCATGGATTGAAAGAGGAGGGCTTTGCCGTTGTCTCGGCAGGTCTCGCCATCTTCAAAGGTAAGAACTAGTGATTCTCATAGCAATCCCCTCGTGCCATGCATTGCGACACTGGCACGAGGTGGTACGCTCAACGTGGGGCAAGGATGTGCAGGGCGCAGACCTTCTCTTTTTCTTAGGAAACCCGCAAGATAATTGCGGGAATGATGAGATTTACCTAGACGTGAGCGATGGTTTACCTGCGCTTACACACAAAGTCGTGGCTATGTATCGCTGGGCATTGGCTAGGGATTACACACATGTCGTAAAATGCGACCTTGACTGCTTCGTGCGCCCTGCTTTGCTTATGCAAAGCGGATTCGAAGCATGGGACTACGTAGGCGGGGCAAATTTCCAAGGTATAGCCTTTGCCAGTGGTGGCGGGGGCTACGTATTATCAAGGAAGGCAATGCAGATCGTGACGGAGTACCCTATAACAACCACGCAAGAGGAAGACGTACACGTAGCACGTGCACTTCTATCCCAAGGGATTGCTCTGCATTCGGATAGGCGCTATAAGTTCTGCCCTGGAGATACCCTGACCCCCGATGCAATTACGTATCACCTGTCCAGTGTAAAGGGCTGGGATGGCAAGGCGACTCCAGAGGATTTGCGAAGCGCGTACGCAGGAACCTTCAAACTACCACAGCAACAACCACAGCAAAACTCAGGAAGATGGCTCAGGAGACTCAAGTGAAAATCTACGCAATTGGTGCAGCAGGTATGCTAGGGGCCGCTTTGGTTCCCTATTTTGAATCTAAGGGACACGATGTGATGGCAACGGACATCGACGTTAATGAGCCATGGATCGAGTATTGTGACGTTGCCAGTTATCACGACATGCACCAAGATATGTCGTATTTCAAGCCCACGCACGTGCTCAACCTAGCCGCCAAGACAGATTTAGAATACTGTGAGACTCACTACGGGGATGCTATTAGCACCAATGCGGGTGGCTCTGCGAACTGCGTGGCACTTGCCAAGAAGTTCAATGCCGTTTACGTTTATATCAGCACAGCAGGCATCTTCGATGGCACTAAGGAATACTACTCAGACGAGGATAAACCGAACCCGCTATGCGCCTACGGTCAAACTAAGTACTGGGGAGAATTGATTGCCCAAGCGGCACCCAAGCATATCGTGTTGCGGTGCGGATGGCAAATGGGTGGAGCAGCAAGCGGCAAGGATAAGAAATTTGTTTCAAAGATAATGAAGCAACTCAAAGCAGGTGCCACGGAACTCAACGTGGTTACTGATAAGCAGGGAACCCCAACCTATACCAAGGATTTTACCAAGCAGATTGAGAAGCTGGTGGAGACGCAATCCTACGGGGTATGGAATGCGGTTTGCCAAGGGGATGCCAGCAGGTACGACGTAGCAGTTGAACTGGTTCACCTTTTAGGGCTGCAGGACAAAGTTAGAATCAACGTGGTAGACTCTTCATTCTTTAAGGATGAATACTTTGCGGAACGCCCAGCGAGCGAGAAAATGCTCACAACCAAGTTAGACAATGCAGGGCTGAACGTTATGCGACACTGGAAAGAATGCCTACGTGAATACGTAGCAGAGAATCCAGAATATTTCAAAGTGACTCAGGAGACGGCTAAATGAGGGTACTTCTTTGCATCCTTAGTTGGGTAGAAGGGTGCCGCAAAGGCATGCATAAGGCGCAACGCGCCACGTTTCTTCAGGATGTAGCAAAGTTTCCTGGCTTAGATTACAAAATATTCGTGGGTGACAGCACGAAAACTGGGGAAGATGAGTATGACATAAACAAGTCTTTTGAGTATGCACACCCGCTCACCCAAGGAAAGAATGCCAGTAACAAAGCACTACCCTTCGACTACACACCGCAGGACGATGAGGTAGTTTTGCATGTCCCTGATGATCTAGTACACCTATCGTACAAGGCTAGGTTAGCATGGTACTGGGCTTTGACTCACGGCTATGACTATGTATTTAGCTGCGCCCAAGATACCTACGTAGATGTTGAACGGTTGATGCACAGCGACTTTAAGGAACATGATTTTATTGGCATGACTTACGACTCAAACAGATGCCCTCAGGGCGGTGCAGGTTATTGGCTTTCTAGGAGGTGCCTGGAGATTCTTTCCACAGCACACGTTGACTTTTGGGCAGATGACGGTTGGGCAGGGTTCACGTTGCCGAAGCACGGCATACTTCTACACAATGATTTACGTTATGGGCAGTACCCAACTGACGTACCTACTAAGAAGAATGACATTATCACTACGCATATGGGACAGCACCCTTACAAAGTCATGCGCAGCATACATGATGGTACTTGGACTGGGCCTGATCTTAGCGGAAAGTTGTACGTAGAGTGGTACGAGCAGGAGCGACTCAGTGGATAAAAAGAATGATGTTATACTGGGTGTACTTGGTACGCAGTGGGAACGCACTCGCGCTGGCGGGGTCAACGCCTACCTTGAGAGCATCAATAGGAGTGGCTATGCAGGGCGCAAGGTTCTAATTTGCTGGGATATTCATCCACAGACTCGCGTGGACTTGCTTAGGTACGGCTTTGAACTCGTAGACATTCCTAGTCCTCCTGAGCCATTTTTCGTAGCACGTATGCGAGTAGTTTATGAGTATCTTAGGGATCACCACACGGAGTTTCGTTGGGTGCATTGGTTCGATGTGAAGGACTTGATACTTCAGTCCGATCCTTCCGACTGGATAGACCAGAACGCAGGTAACTACAGCATCATAGCGTCTTCTGAGCCAGTCCCGATCTGTACTGAGGAAACGAACTGGTTGTGGGCTCGGTCAATACTTGGGGATGCCAAGGCTAGCGAGATTGCGCACGGCTTGGTTATAAACGGAGGCACGTTCTCAGGAAAGTCTGAGGGTATGCTGGAACTTTTTCATCAAACACATTTAATATGCAAAGATTATACGGGAGGTTTTCCTCCCTGCCAGATAGCATTGAACTACACTATGCACACGGCGCTCAAGGAAGATGTGTACATTCCTCTTTGGTCGGAAGGTTACGCCGTGTGTGGGCACCCTATTTGGTCTCCTTGGCGTACGCCATGCTGGCCACACATGAGAGACCCGCATCCAGTGCTAGACCTTGAGCAGTGCATAATCCACGCAGGCACTGCGCCCAACTCCGAGAACCGCATGATTCGGTTCAATGATAACTGGGGCAGAGATGCCAGTATCAAGATTGAGAAACCAAGCCATCCTCTATGGGGTATAGAGTGCCCAGACAAACCAGAAGGTAAAGCATTCAGTATTTTCCATGGGTATGATCGTTCATGGACCCTGAAGAGAATGTTCGAATTTAAGTATAGAGAACATGCTGACTTCAATCTGGATGACTTTAACAAGTGGAACGAGGCACTGGTGGCACTGCAACCAGCAGTACAACGAGGATTGCGAAGCATTAAGCGGGAGAAACTCGTAGGAGTTGCTCTGCCACAAACAGCAGGAAGAAACTTCAAGAGGTACTGACATGGAAAAAGTGCTCGTAGCAGTTGTCAGTTGTCATACCAGAGAAGCCTATACCAATCTCATTAGAGAAACGTGGTTGCCTACTGTGCCAAAGGAAGTAGATGTAATTTTCTTTCGTGGTAGGGGAGCAACGCGTGATCCTAAAGCGGACGAAATTTGGCTTGATTGTCCTGATGATTATAAATCGCTGCCCGAGAAGGTGAAGTGTATATTCAAGTATGCATATGAGAATGGCGTTCATTTTTGCATGAAATTCGACGATGATTCTGCATTTATTCCAAAAAAATGGTATGAAGGTTTTCATCGTTGCGATTTCACAGGCTGTCTGGAGTCTGGCTGCAAAAGTAACGAAATACAGACGCCACTAGGGTTCGCATACGTTCTAAGCCGACGTTCTATGGAACTAATTATTAATGCGCCTCTACCAGGGCAACCTGGGAGCACGCACCCTGGGGGAAACCACGGTAACGATGAAGCTTGGTGCTCGACTCTGCTGTACATAAATGGAATACTCTTAAAACCAGACCCGCGTTATTTTCTCCATCGTGGGGGCCGACCAAAAACACCAGCGCGTTCTTTACGAGCACCAAAGCGCGATGCCCCGTTTGTCATAGTTCCGCCACGCGATGCGTGGGCTTACTGTGCGTATTTAAATTGGGGTGGGTGGCACACTACTCCTGATGCTGTTAATCTACAAGAAATACGATGGCTGTTTGACACATATTGTAAATAACATCCCACGTAGAGAGGTACGCCAAGTGAGCGCCAAGGAAGAGCAAAGCATAGCACAGAATTTGCAGAACCAACAAGACTCCCACAACGCGGCATTGGAGCACCTAGCGGCCTTGGTACGTGAGCAGCAATACGCCGCGTCATGCTATGATCCCCGCGTGGTAGCATTCAAAGAGAGACGAAGATTACAAGCAGGGCAGATACGCTGGCACAAGCCCAACAATGCTTTGCCGAAGCAAAGAAAATTCTAAGGAGATACCATGGCATCAATACCACTAAGTTTAGCACTACTAAGCAAGGCCCAAGCAGAAGTTGAGGGATTCCAAAATGGACCTGCCCCCGCTTTGAATCCTGCCAATTTGAATACCCAGCAGAAAATAGGTAACCCTCAGGTAGTGGCTGATCTTACCCCAACTATCCCGTACTACCCAGAAGTTAATGTGACTCCTAACCTGCAATTGGCTTTGGATAACATGAGTGCTGAAACAGCACAAAATTTCATCATCCTTGACAATGCTGTAGGCACCACGGGGCTCTACGATGCGGTTGACAACCTCACAGGACAACTCTTTTCTTACCAGCCGCTTATTTCAGGTTTGTTTAACATTGTAATCGTGGCGACTTCTATTAACCCGCCAGGACCGTACCTTCCAGCGCAGGTGAACTTTAACGTATCCTATACGGATAACGCTGGCCCTGAGTTCAACGATGGCGTGGTGGTAATAACTGATAACAACCAGCCCGTCTCCATCAACGAGGCTATTTTCGCAACGATTGCTGCTCCTATCACAATTAACTCTTCGTATGTTACCTTCGGCATTGCTGGGGCACTCCCTGCTAATGCTTGGAATTGCCCTGTCACTGTTACAGGACCAGGAGCCGCTTACGGTGCAACTCTTACGCAATCCAATCCCAATGGAGGTTGCACAGCGAGATTCTACGGCGTAGTAAGTCTTGGTGGAGTAGCAGGGCAACTGTTGTATACAGTCCTTACTGGCACCGATGATTTTGATACGACAGGCCCAGTCTTTATAGATGCAGTTAGCGGCACACATTACACCGCAGCAGGTGCTAAAGCAGTAGGTACGTTTACTGGCCCCGGATTTGGCGTAGATATGGTGCAGTTTGTCACAGGAGCCTTTGGTCCAGAGATGGACCCTGCTTCAGGGCCTACTACTGTGATGCATCTAGGACCGCAACTTAGCGGAGTTCCTAACCTTCCATCGGGACGCATTATTGTTGCAGGGCCAGCGCCAAGTCTTACGCAGAACTATGCTTGGTATGACCCAGTCAATGGCGGGGTATTCGTACCTACAAATCCATGGACTGACGTAGCGACACGCATAGTGTTCCCGTATAATTTTCACATCAGAGTTCTGCAGATAGGCTAAGGAGATTCCATGGGCAGTCCCAATCTTGTACCACCTATACCCATAGGCGCTAATGGTCAAGTCTTAACAGTGGTCGCTGGTCGTTTCGAGTGTGCTGCACCACAGTACTCTGCGTTGATACCACTGCTT